ATGTTAATAAATTACTTATTGACTCGTGGAAGTTGGGGGTTAAAACTTTATATTACCAACATTCTATGAATTCGGCACAGGCATTTGCAAGGAAAAAGTTAAATCTAAATGATTTACAATGTGTTGCGTGTGAAGGTTAAGGAATAAAATAATAGTATTTTATGTGAAAAGGTTGGATTCGTCTAACCTTTTTTCTTTTATATTTAGATAAAATAATCTGTGTTTATATTTATGGAATATGGCGAACGGTAAAACATACGGAGTATTCTTTCCATTCAGGGATAGTTTACAAGGGGACTACCTTAGATTGACTCAATCAACTGATGAGGAGATTAGGGCGGATTTACTACATTTAATATTAACTCGGAAAGGGAGTAGGTATTATTTACCTGATTTTGGGACTCGTATTTATGAGTTTATTTTTGAACCAATGGACGGACCAACATTTGATGCCATAAAAGCCGATGTCCGACAAGCTGTAGACAAGTATATACCTAATTTACAAATAAATGATATTACAATAGAACCTTATGTAGAGGCGGAACCTTTACCTGGTGAAATAAACTATGATGAGTTAGGGGGTCAAATTTTTAGAGTGGCTAGTGATAGTGCGGTTGAGTACACTGCAAAGTTAAGAATTGACTATACAATTGCTAGCGGTACATTTTCATCAAAAGATTTCGTGATTATAAATATTTAATAGTATATGGCTAACCGTAAAATTTCATACACAGATAGAGACTTTCAATCCTTAAGACAGGAATTGATAAATTACACTCAACAATATTACCCTGATTTAATAGGTAATTTCAACGATGCATCCATTTATTCGGTATTTATGGATTTAAATGCCGCGATTGGTGATAACTTACATTACCATATGGACCGTAGTATACAAGAGACGGTACTTCAATATGCACAACAGAAGTCATCAATATATAATATCGCAAGAACGTATGGGTTAAAAATACCCGGTAATAGACCGTCCATCGCTTTAGTTGATGTGTCTATTACGGTGCCAGCTTTAGGTGACCAAGAAGATGAGAGATATTTGGGTACTATGAGAGCGGGTTCTCAGTTTGTTGGTGGTGGTCAAGTATTTGAGAACCCTAATGATATTGAGTTTAGTTCACAATATAATAGTGAAGGTTACCCGAATCGTACTAAGACGCCAAATTTTGACGCGAATAATCGCTTAATAAATTATACTATGACCAAAAGAGAGGTCGTAGTTAATGGTTTAACTAAAACCTTTAAAAAGGTTATTAATAATAACGATGTTCGACCATTTTTTGAATTCTTTTTACCTGAAAAGAATGTTATTAGTATAACTTCTATAATACAAAAAGATGGTGTTAACTATCAGTCACCACCTACATATGATGAATTTATAAGTTCAACTAATAAATGGTATGAAGTCGATGCGTTGGCTGAGTCTAAAATATTTGTTGAGGACCCAACTAAACCTGCTGACCAACCAGGTATTAAAGTTGGAAAGTATATTGAGACTGAAACACGATTTGTTTCTGAATATACACCTGAAGGGTATTGTAAAATAAATTTCGGTGGTGGTACTACAACACCTGAAGAACAGTTACAAGAATTCACAAGAACGGGAGTTCCGTTAAGAATACAAGATTATCAAAATAATATTGGTTTAGGTGTCACTGTTAAGGCTAACACGACATTATTTGTACAATATCGAGTTGGTGGGGGTAAGGCGTCTAATATTGGTGTCGATACAATAACTCAATTCGGTACAACATTTTTTGATGTAAATGGACCATCAAGTACAATTAGTCAAAATGTAATTGAAAGTTTAAGAACTAATAATGTTACCGCGGCAATTGGTGGTGGTAATTTACCGACCGCTGAGGAAGTTAGAAATATGGTATCATTTAATTTTGCAGCACAAAAAAGGGCAGTTACAGTTAATGATTATAATTCTTTAGTTAGGACTATGCCGAGTAGATATGGTGCACCGGCTAAGGCTGCGATTACTGAGGAGGATAATAAAATAAAAATTGAAATTCTTTCGTATGATACTCAAGGTAAATTAACTGAATCGGTATCTAATACATTAAAACAAAATATCGCCAATTATTTATCACATTATAGGATGATAAATGATTATATTTCTATATCAAGTGCGAACGTAGTGGACTTAGAATTTGACTTATCAGTTGTTATGGATTCGACCCAAAATCAAGGACAAATTATCACAAATATTATTAATTCTGTGGATAGTTATTTTTCACCACAAAGACAACAATTAGGTACAAATGTTAATGTTTCAGATGTTAGAAGAATAGTTCAGGATATTCCTGGTGTTATTTCGTTATCTGACCTAAAAGTTTTCGGAAAAGTTGGGGGTAGATATTCTAATTCACAGACATCACAAAGATATTCTGATAGTCAAACAAAAGAAATAAAGTTAATTGATGATACAATTTTCGCACAACCAAACCAAGTGTACCAAATTCGTTTTCCCGATAACGATATCAAAGTGAGGGCTAAGTCACTTAAAAATGTCGACTTCTCTTAAATCTATCCATATACTTTTGACAAAATCAAATTAAAATTAGGATGAATAACTATTTATCTTAAAAACTAATTATGCCAAAATCAATTAGAATAAGAACAAAACCTGGTGTTGATAGAAATATTAATGTTAAAATTGACCAAGATTTTGATTCGTTAGAAATTCTGTCTTTAAAATTAAGACAAGAAGATTTATACACGCAGTTTTGTGCCGACTATGGTGTCGTTGTAGGTCGTGTTATCGCCAATGGGGGGTTAGGTGTACCTAACGCTCATATTTCTATTTTTATACCTTTAGATAGTGTGGATGAGTCCGACCCAATAATATCAACATTATATCCTTATAAAACTCCTACTACAAAAAACGAAGATGGTTATAGGTATAATCTTTTACCTTATAAAGATGAGTATTACGGTCACAACGCGACAGGTACATTTCCTACTGTAGACGATGTTTTAACACGTAAAGAAGTGCTACAAGTGTATGAAAAGTATTATAAGTATTCTGTAAGGACTAATCAATCGGGTGATTTTATGATTGTTGGTGTACCATTAGGTAACCAAAAATTAGTTATGGATTTAGATTTATCCAACATGGGGGAATTTTCTTTAAGACCATCTGATTTAATAAGAATGGGTAGGGGAGTACCTTCTCAATTTAACGGACAACTATTTAAAGATTCTGAGAATATTGATTCATTACCACAAATACTTAATGAAGTCAAAGATATTGATGTGTCATCATTTTGGGGTCAAGATGACATGTGTGACGTTGGAATAACAAGAGTTGATTTCGATTTGTCGGACCAAGGGGTAGAGATACTACCACATGCATCATTCATGGGGTCTATCTTCTCATCAAATGAGGGTGACTATATAACTTCTAATTGTCGACCCAAAAAAGACACTGGTAATTTGTGTGACACAGTTGTTGCCCCTGGCGAAATATTGGCTATAAGACAAACCATACAGGAAGATGAGAACGGTGACCCTGTTCTTGAACAGTACAGGTTAGAGGATGGGGGTAATGTTATTGATGATAACGGTGCGTGGTTAATTGACCTTCCGATGAATATGAATTTTATTACCACGAATGAATTTGGGGAAAGGGTAACGTCTGTCGACCCAAAAGTCGGTATTCCAACAGAAAGTAAATATCGATTTAAGATAAAATGGCAAAATGAGGCGGGACTTCAATCTCAAATTATGAGAGCCAATTACTTAATACCTAATATTAAAGAGCATTGGGGTTCTGATACTCCGGATGATGATGGAAATTTAAATAATTTAGATTTTAATAAATCTTATGCATTTTCATTAGATTGGACAGATTATTATGATAAAGATGCCGCCATAAAATGTGAAGACACATTTTATAGATTTGGTTATAATAAAGTTTATACCACAGCAGCACATATTGACCGTTTTAAGTTTGGGTGGAACAGAGCTTCTCACTATGGTATAAAAGAGATAACTGATAGGGCGTGTATGAGTGAGAATAATAGGTTTCCCATGAATGACGCTCAAAGAAACTTCGATTTCCTTAATTTTGTTTTTGGTATATTATTAAATCTTATGACTCCGGTTTTAGTAGTGTTAATACCTATTATGCACGTCTTAGCACTTATATACCCTATTTTGTATGCCCTCATTGAATTTGTAAGACGTTTAGTTAATGGAATTATTTGGGTCTTATGTAAAATTGTAGATGCAATACCTTTTGTAAACGCTAACTGTAGTAAAGAAACGATAACGGGAATTCCTAAAGAAAACCCATTTAAAAGGTTAACGTTACCTATGATGACGTATCCCGATTGTGAGGCTTGTTCTTGTTCGGCGACTCCCGATTTAGTTCCTGAAGGTGAAGAACTTCTTGATGCATGGGAGGAAACAGCGGTTCAAAATCAATCAGTATTGGCGAATCTTAATGACTCAGTTTTTTATGAAACTATTGACCCTGATAGTCTATGTTATAATAATGATGAAAATAAACAATTACTTGCTAGTTGGAACCGAACATTATTTTCTGGATGGGACGGTACTAACCCACAGGATTTAGTGTCGGGATGGGGAAGTAACCAAGATAGACCTAATGATAAATGGTTTAAAAGCCCTCTTTCTATACAATCAAATAATTCTATCGTGGATGGGAAATCAATGAGAGCCCCTTACGATGTGAGTTGGCCTCAAGCACTCAACGCCATTAATCAAAGGGGTAGATATTTTTCAAGCACTAGACCAAATAGGATACGGACGACAATTATGAATAGTGATTATGGTAGTGTTACAGTAAATCAATCGAATAACCAATTTACCGATTTACCCTTAATTACTCTTATAGATGCGGACACTAGCTTAACGCCGGGTCAGTTAGTTAGTTTCACTGATAGTTTATTAATACCTGACCCTAATACTACAGGTCTAACCGCTAATCAATACGGAGATACCTCAATTACAGGGACCCTATTAAATAATACTTCCGCTTATGTTCCGTCATCTATTACTTATGAAAAAAGTAATGGGGCAGTACAATCTGTTAACTTAGACCTTAAGAGTACTGAGACTGGCACATCTTATAAATTTAAATCAGGGGTGGAGTACTTCCAAGTTATAGGTACCATGAAATTAAGTGAGGCGGTTGATTATCTTGATAATAATGCAAGTTCTAATGAAAAGAATAATTCGGTAATTTATAGGTATATTTTAGAAAAAGTCACAAGGTATAAGTGTCAAAAACTAAATGTAATTGGGCAGCTTCAAACCCAAATTTATAGTCCAAAACCAATTGATTATTGGGATGAGGATTCTCAATTAGTATTTTTAACAAGAGGTGTTGACCCACATACTCCTAGACAAACGATACAGTACGATTTGGGACCTCTTTTTGGTAAGGCTTATGGTCAGGCGTTCTTACAATTTCAAGGTGAGTATTGTTTAAATATTCCGATACAACCAACTCCTCAAAATGACGTACCTCAAAGACACTTTACCCCTCTAAATGTAAATTACAACGTTGCATCGTACGCTGACGATAATGCGAATAGTAATACTACGCTTTATCATCCATCATTTCTTTTTACTCCTGACCCAACTCAATACACACCTTTTCAGAGTACAGGACCTGCGTATTATAATTCAATGGGACCTGAATGGACTACTCTAAATGCTTCTGAATATGGTACAGGAAATGGTACGACCGTATCGAATAACACTAGCATTACGCCAGGTATCAGTCAAGGAAGTATTGCCGGATGTTCATATCAATACAGTAGACAGAGTCCTGGTACTGTAATTGAAAGGAACGGTAATAATGACGATTTATATACCGTGTCCCCTTCATATATTAATGGAGCGAGTGGTAATATACCTAAGGTTAATATGTCCAATCCAAATCGACTAATTTTTAGGTCAGATAGATTACCAACATCAACAGCTAGAGAACTTGGTCGTAATACGAATAGACAACCAATACAGGATTTTGCGTTACACTTAAATAATAACTTTACTTTTTTTCTTGTAAGTGACCAAGGAGATGCGACATTACAGGGTAACGAATCTGAAGGTATTGATGCAAGTGATGCTACGGGTAACTTAAATGATTTTTCTGGTAGTACTCCAAGCTCAATTGCGGGGGTACTTGAAAGTTTTACGTGTGAAGGGTTAGTTCAATTAAAATGTTATCAAGGTAACGGTTCTAATTTTGCGGTTGGTGGATGTAACGACAAAGAGCTAGGAAAAGTTGTTGGAGGATGTTATGTATTTGTTGAAAGTCTACTAATATTAACAATTCCTAATGACATAAGGTTACTTTTTGAATGGAAGACTAGGTTTAAATTTATGTTTGCGACATGTCGAGGTGTAGTCGGTCACATGTTTCAAAATAATTGGGTAAATGGTACTTTATATATGCCTTCGTTCCAGAAAAGAACGTTCTATGATAGTAATAACGAGGTAAAACGGTATAAATACTGTGGAGACCCAAATCAAGGTCCTATCTTTGGATTTAATTTTCAGAATAGAAATTATAGGGGACCAATATACTTTAATACCGACAGTAACTCTTTTTTCTATCGTTCGACACCATATTACAATGGAGATTTCGTGGGTCAAACAACAAAATCAGGACTCTCATATATTGGGTCTAACGACTCGCAAATATGGCAACCGACAACAATTATGGACTTAGGACCTAAAACAGATTTCCTAAAAGAGATTTTATTAACTCCGGAATATCAAGGATATATTATAGATAAAGTTGAGTCAACTTCTTATCAAGATGAATCGGGTATATTAAATTTATTTGTAATATCTCGATTAATAGATTCTAATTTTTTCCAACAAATATTGGGTATAGGTGGTTCGGCAGTAGCTAAACTATTTTCTAGACAAACCGGAGGGTTTGTGGGAAGTATTCCTTTATTTGATTCCCGCGTTGATGGTGATTATGCTCAACTAATTTCTATTAATACAGAATTTGGGGTTTTACCTTATGTAACGGGTAATTACTCAGATTCTATAACTGTAGGGGATGGTAAGATTGGTGTGTGGTTTACAGGTGATACTGCGGATAGAAGAGTTTTGGGGCCAGGAGAAATTACTTTTTCAGAGAGCCCACTAATTACTAATCAATTCAATTATCCTGGTACTCAAATTGTTCCTTTTTATAGGTGGAAGACCACAGGTACTAAGTTATTTGGGAATGAGGATAACAAGTGGGTAACGGATAGTGGAGCAGGTAAGACTAAGAGTGGATTATATCAAGATGAAACATTTGATGGTGCTAATTACTACCCTAAAACAAGTGTCGTAAGTCAGAGTACAGGTTATTTAACTAATGTTCCTGGTTTTCCCGACCCACCACTTGATACACAGGCGGGTGGTATGGGGTCACCTACTTATCGTGTTGGGTCACCATTTCATTTTTATTTTGGTCTTAAAAGAGGTAAAAGTGCCATGAATAAATTTATAACTAAATATATATTTAACGAGTCATAATGAGTAATCAAAAAAATAATCAAGATATGAGGATAGTTAGAGGGTCGGACCGTTATGCAGGTGCGCCTGACACTGATTTATTTATTCAAGTTCCCTTAGAAAATACTAAAAAAAGTATAATTGAAGGTGACAGGACAGTATTATTGAATTTAGAAGAAAGATTTGACCATGAACGACAAATATCTACAAAATTTAGAATTGCGGGAAAAATAGTTAATTTGTTTGATAATACAGTTTCTGGACGATGTAGTAATTACTCCCCATTTGAAGACGAACTTTATTTAATAAATCCGACTCAAACTATTATCGATGCTGGAGGTATTGTAGGTAACGCGGTTTGGACGGGGTACCCACCATATGATGAATTTAATTTTTTTCGTACATCTGGAATTCCTAACCACATTCCTTACCATAGTAAAAGTGCTTCCACGTATAATTGGTCGGCATACATAACTTATCCTTACGCCAACGATGATAATCAGATAATGTCTTATACGGATGATGAGACTAATGTTACTTTAACTTTTAATGTTTCAGACGGAATACCTTATTCAATTAAAAATAGAGTAGTAAATGGTAAGAATATAATAAGTTTTTATTGTGGTTATAAACATAATATAAATGAAGGTGACTACATATATTTACAAACTCCTGTAAATGGTAAAAATCTTCTTGAAGTTTATAGTTTAGGTGACCAATCATACGGTAATGAAGATAAAATAATTAACGTATATAATTATGGGTTTACAGGTATTGAGATTAGTGATGGGTATATGGGTAACTTAAAAAGAGTTATAAACCCTCAGAATTCTGGAGAGACTATGTCCAAGTATTACGTTAGGAAACATAAAACACTAACAGATGTGTCAAATGTCGATTTAACAAGAATGGGTTTTGAACAGAATAATTTTCCAGTTAAAAAGAAATTAGAGTATTCCGCTTTAACCCCTAATCAGGTAACTCGAATATCAGTTAAAGATGGTAGAGGGTCCTTTGCTTATTCCTTTGATAAGGATATTGATATAATTTCATTAATGGATAATTTAGACAGACCAATTACTGAATTATTTGTTACTATTATTAATAAAGGGTATATGGGTTATTTTAATTCTCCACCAACAAATGGTTCGGCAACTAAAGGGTTAGAAGTCGGATGGGGTTTTAACTTTAGAGAAAATGTAGTTGATAATTGGTGGTCAAAACAAAATATAAATAATAAAGATAATATTGATGTTGATTTTTATACTAAAAATGGGGATAACGGAAATCCTATCAGATTTTATTTTAATAAAGATTTACCCATAGGTAGCGAATTAAAAGGTGATTTATGTGAGTGGAATGAATTCCAACAAAGAGAAGAGGTTTTGTCTCAAATGTCACATAAATATTCATTTAATCCTAGTGTAATTACAACATCGGGACCAGTTAATTTACCTGATGGGTACACTTATAATCCACATCATTCAATAAGTTTAAGAGTGTACTCAGACTATATTGAGGTTGGTGATAAAAATGATGTAAGTGGTGTCCCTAATTATTCCTTTTTTTCTAATTATGAGGGTCAATGGAGATGGAGAGACATATATTCTTATGGGTTTATAGATACAGATGGAAATGGTGTCAATAACCCTTTTTTAAATGGTGAGCACTATCCATTTACTGAAATATTGTTTTTACAAACACCATTGATGAGAAATAATAATATTTTTAATGACATAAACTTTTCCCCTTTAATCGATAATTGTGAATAAATTTAGATTAACCGTTAATGATAACGACACATATATTAATTTACCTTTTGAAATTACCTTCGATAATTTTGGGAGGGAAGATTTAATTAAACAATATGAAAACGATGTTGTTGAAGAAGTAATTAACCCTATTGAGGATTTTGAAACCACTAGATACACCCATAAAAAATGGTTAACAAATAATGGTGAATCTAATAATAGTACTACTTACGAATTTTCATTTTTTAATAGAAATATAGATGTGATTAATACTACGCCCGCAAATAGTAATTTATGGGTATCAAGTTATAATTACGTTGACCCATCGGTTTATCAAACATATAGTGGTATAAGTTTTAATAATAAAGAATTATATTATTACGCCAACTCATTTAGAAGAAGTTTTTTTAAATTAGACTTTTATGACTCTAATCAATCTGAGAATCAGAGACTTTATTTTACAATAATAATACCTACCCAACAAGGGGTAAAACAACAAGTTGATATCGGTACTCCGAGTGTCCCTAAACCGGTCGAGGTTAGAAGACCGACATTTAATTTGGATTATATTGGTGACAAAGAAGGTTACTTTATGTATTGGTTAAAAGGTAGAGAATATATTGATGTAAATACGTTTTATATGTCGGCAAAATTCTTTAATGCGAAGTTAGGTCAATTTGTTAGAATGACTAATCGACCACAATCAGAAATAAGTGAAAAGTTTAAATTTAATAAATCTGAATACTTTTATTATAAGGTTGATTTAGATGTTAATAATTATGAATATCAGGTGTTTGAAGGATATGGTTTAGGTAACCGCGTTGGTCAACTAACTAACGGGATAAAATGGTACGAATATGTTAATCCGCAATAATGGAAGAAAAATATTACATAAAGATTTCGCCCGAATCAATAAAAGGTGACGTTATTACTGAATACTTTAGTGGAAACACTTTTGGTGTTTATACTGGTATGACTCAAATATTAAGTGGGGGTACAGACGGTAGTAGTTTATTGACAGGGTTAACAGTACCAATCGTTTTTAGACAAACATACGAAAACTATGGTTTTTATACTCCATTTGATGGGTTTGCATTACAACAAGATGTTGTATCGAATTTTATAACATCAGGTGACCCATCTAATCAAAATACGATAAGGTTATTTAACACGTCTGATGAGTTTAAAGGATTTTTAAAGTTGTCTGATTATATTGTCGATTGGGGGGACGGATTTAGTGAGCCACTAACGTCAAACGCTCCTCAGTATTTATCGCATACTTACCCTAATATAACCAATAGCTATGTTATAACATTGACTCAAAATAATCCATGGGGACAAACAATAGTTGAGAAAACGGTTTATGTTCCAACAACAGGGGTGACAATAACTAATCCTTATGGTAACGTTACATTCACACCTCAAGGGGGTAGTTGGTCAGGAATACCTATAAGTTACGATTATATTTTTACGGGAGATAGTTCTAATACGGTACAAAGTCAAACGTCTAATAATTTTACAACAGTACCATTTATATTGAGTGGATTTAGTTCTTCAAGGTTATCTGAACTTAAATTATATGGAAATACTCAATTTGACGTAACTACAACAGTGGTTAAGGGGGGTCAACCTTTTGGTAAAGTGGACCAAATAACGAGTGGTTACACCTCCTATACAATTAATAATGTTCAATACTACGATTACTTAGATGGTACTACATTATATATCGCCG